TTTAGTTGCAGCGTTAATCGTTATCGTCGCGTTCATCTGGCTGAACTACTTGGTTTGCGCTGGACTTTCTATCGCTTTAATGATCGCGCCTGTGATTTATGGAATCAAAGCGTTCAGTAATGGACTGCTCTTTGATTACAGTTGGATAGTTGCCGCTCTTTTCATCTGCTTCTCTGTGTCTGCGTTCATGCGTTTCATCAATGAGTTTAAACAGAAGCAACAAATCAGAAAGCAGTTTGAACACTATCTTGCTCCTGCGATGGTTAAAAAGCTCCAAACCAATCCAGAACTATTAAAACTTGGCGGCGAAACTAAAGACTTGACAATCCTTTTCTCTGATGTTCGCGGATTTACTGCACTCAGCGAGCACTTCAAAACTGATCCTCAAGGATTAACTTCTTTGATTAACCGTTACATGACTCCTATGTTAAAATTGGTTATGAGCAAAGACGGAACTGTTGACAAACTGATTGGTGATGCAGTGATGGCTTTTTGGAACGCTCCTGTTGATGTTCCTCGCCACAAAGAATTAGCTATCGAGTGCGCCGTAGAGATGTTCACGAAACTCGACGAACTAAATAAACAACTCGCACTAGAAAAATTGCCGCAACTTTCGATTGGTGTAGGCGTCAATTCTGGTTCAGTTGTAGTTGGGAACATGGGTTCAGAAAATCGTTTTGACTACACTTGCCTTGGAGATGCGGTTAATCTCTCGTCTCGCTTAGAAGGTCAGAGTAAACCTTATCACGTTGGCATAGTCATTGGCGAGCAAACGGTGAAAGGCATCGAGAACTCTTTCAATTTCCTAGAGCTAGACAACATCGCGGTCAAAGGTAAGAAAGAAGGCGTGAAAATCTACACTGTAATTACGAACGACGAAAAGGCAAATAAGATTGTTTCTCATCACAAGAAGATGATGGATTTCTACTACGCGATGAACTGGGACGAAGCAATGATCTACTTGACTAGACTCAAAGCAGAAAATCTAAAGATGATCGAGTATTACGAGATGATGGAAGGCCGAATCTCTGAACTCAAAACAGCAAACTTACCTAAAGATTGGGACGGCGTTTACCACGCAACTAGCAAGTAATTAAACAATTACACCAGCATCTTTGTGCATCTTGATAATCTTATCGAGAATCTGCACAGCTAAAGCGAAATTCATGCTGTCGATAGCTTGAATTAAAAGCTTTTTTAAATCGTAAAGTTCGCCTTGATCTATTCCAACCGCTTCGACTTTTTGCGGCGAAACTAAACCAACAGGAGAATTCTTGGCGTAGAGAGAAGCAGCATCTTTGATAGATGGGCCGAAAGAGATAGAATTGACAGGAGAAATCTCCATTGTAATTTATTTTACACTTTTTTCAAAAAAAATCCCAAAAACGCTTGACATACCCGCCAAAATCACTTTGATCTCTCTTGTAAATGAAATTCACACCCGAAAATATTACTTCTCTTGAGCCTCATCAAATCTTCGTGTTTGGCAGTAACTTTGCTGGAATTCATGGTGCAGGAGCCGCTGCTCTTGCTCACAAGAAATTTGGCGCAGTTTGGGGAAAAGGCGTTGGTCTTTATGGGCAATCTTACGCCTTGCCCACAAAAGATCATCAAATCATTACTCTTCATCTTTCTGATATTGAATATCAAATTGATTTATTCTTAGGGACTGCTAACTGCTTTCCTCAACTTGAGTTCTTGGTGACCAAGATTGGTTGCGGTCTTGCTGGCTACGATAGTCAAGATATTGGTAAATTGTTTCGCGGTAAAGAAATTCCTTCTAACGTTATCTTACCAGAATCATTTCACAAATTCGTTTTTGAATAATTATAAATCTATTAACTTATGAAAGCAATACTAGAATTTAACTTACCGGATGATAACTATGAGCATATGCGGGCTGTTCATTGCAATCATGCTTGGAGCGCATTATATGACATTGATAGTATGCTTCGCAATTTATTGAAGCATGGCGATAGTCGTTATAAAACCATAGAAGAGCTTGCGCGGGCGATTCGCATTGAAGCAGGAAATGCTCTTCATCAGGTCGATGAATAAATTATGAAAACAGAACTACAACAAAAAATCTTTGATAAGTATCCTAAAATCTTTGGTGATCGCACCAAACCTATGACCGAAACTTGTATGTGTTGGGGTCTTGAGGTTGGCGACGGTTGGTACGATCTTATTGATATTCTCTGCGAATCTCTTACTTATACATACACTACTTCTATAGAGGTGGATGAAGAGGATGGTAAACGTCTAGGTATTAAACCATACAAATCGGAAGTTGGAAACAGCTATTACTTTACAGTAGAGCCGCCTCAAGTGATCGCCACACAAGTAAAAGAAAAATATGGTACGCTTCGTTTTTATTACCAATTTGATCTTGACGAAAAAATTATTTCTCTATTAGAAACTAAAAAGTATCCTGATCTTCAAAGGATTATTGATCGTTATTCGGACTACATTAATGGTATCGTTCACTTTGCGGAGACTGCTTCTGGTAGAACTTGTGAAGCAACTGGTCAATCTGGCGAGCTACATTCATCTGGCGGTACTAGTAGAGGATGGTTGAAGACGTTGAACAAAGAATTTGCCAAGACTAATGTGACAACCCAAGGCTATGTTCCATTGTCGGAGATTCCTAAAGATGAAGAACCAGCTTAAACAGTTTAAACTAAAAAACGAATATAACATAAAAAACAACAAAATGAAAGTAGAAATTGATGCAGATATAGCTGACGGCATTACACGATGCTCTTTAAAACAAAGCATCGCGTACATTCGTGAAGACATTGCAAATATCAAAAAGAAAAAGAAAGGTAAAATTGAGTATTATCAACATCACGAATTAGGCGAACTCGTTATCATTTTAGATGCTATTGAGAAAACATTTGATTATTACGGCGGAAACTTAAAATGAAAATTAAAGTTACACAAAAAGATATTGAAAAAGGCCTTCGATCAAGTTGTTATTATTGTCCTATCTATATAGTTTATCGTCCTGATGATAAACGCGATAGATATGAATTACCCAAAGAAGCGCGGAAATTCATTAAACGTTTCGATCATTATCAACCAGTAGAGCCATTTTCGTTTGAAATTAAAAAAGGCAAACCATTAACATTTCGCGCTGCTGCATTACTATAAAAAACTATGAAAAAGAATAAAGAATTAGAATACTATCAGAACGAATGTGAACGTCTGCGCGATCAGCTTAACTATAAGTTTAAGACTGATGAGGTAGCTGCAAGAGCTGCTGATAAAGAAGATAAACGCCTTTACCGTAAGGCAGGTAAGAAGTATGTTCCTGTGAACGATCCTTATGCCTACGATGGTCTTCGTGATGGCTTTTGGCTCATTCATATTGAAGAAGGATGCACTTCTATTCGTCAGCAAATCTATCCAGAAAAGTCACCTGTTACTGCGGCGGCTAGACTTATGGAAGAAAAACTCATTGATATTATTCGTAAAGCGTCGGAAGCTCGTCCTCAAAAAAATCCTCTCACGCCCGAAGAAAAAAAGGATTGGGATAAGTTTATAGCTAAACATGGAAACTCCTTTAATACTCTTTGCTATCCTTCTTTTCAAGAAAATGCAGAGAAGATTGTTGCTGCACTACTCGATGAACAAGGATATGTTTAATTATGAATAACGATGCTACTACACTCGGAGTACGCCGAAATGAAAAATTATCTTGATGGAACAGAGATAAAATATATTGTTATTGGAGATTAATGCTATGAACTCTATCAAACAAATTATTGCGATTGCTGAATATTGCGGGTGGAAAGAGATTGGGAAGTCCGGAGTATATCAAAACACTATCAAAGGCATCAATGGATGTGTTCCCGGAGGAAAAGTGCATGGTAAAAGAATTCAAATGAAACTGCCCGGTGCTAATAGTTTTTTAGTTCCAAATTATGTGAATGATTTAAATGCTATGCACGAAGCAGAAAAACGCTTATCTGCTTCACAATTAAGTGCTTATGTTGGAGAGTTAGCGAATGCCATTATCAATAGCGAAAATAAAACTACACTTGGTAATCAAATGTGGCACGCAACGGCTGCACAAAGATCAGAAGCATTTCTAAAAACCATTGGTAAGTGGGAAGAATAATCTTGACTTTCTATAAACAATAGACCATAGTATATTCATTATGAAAACTCAACATAAGATTGCTAAACTTCCTTACTCCGATGGCCACAATGGATATAACTACAGAGGCTATTGCGTTTATGGAAAGAGCGGAAGATGGTATATGATGAATGAAGATGGATACAAGGCTTGGAGTTTCAAGACGCTCAAGGAATTTACTGCTTATATTGATAAAAATTACAAGCGGCTTGAGTGAATAACTCTTGACATTCTGTAATATGTATCTAACATAGAATTATCTTAGCTTCACGTTCTTCCATCTGCCAAGCAGTAAATGCGATCACTGCAATTTCGCGAGAAAGAAATGGTAGTTAGGAACAAACCATATTAGATTTGTATGAATTCTGAAATCGAAACACTAAAATTAGAACTCGCTGCGTTCAAAAGGAATAACGAAGAGCTTATTCATCGTTACAACGCCGCTATTGCCTCTTGGGATGAAGAGCGCGAGCGGGGTTTGAGAGAAGCCAATAGAGTTATGGAATGGAGAGAAAAGTACGAAGATTTGGTAAAATATATTCGTTTTATCGGTAAACAAATTCCTTGTAACACTGGTGGCACGTTTGAAAATGATCCACCCGATGCTATTATGGATGCTGCTGTTAGATCGCTAAACGACAAGAAACCAGAAAGAGTCAAAGAACTTAATTCTATTCTAGATGGTGCGCTTGAATCTCGAAAAAAACAAGATGAACAACGCCGCTATTACCTCTTGGGATGAAGAACGCAATCGGGCTTTGAGAGAAGCTGATAGAGTTATGGAAAAAATATCCAATTAGAACTTATTATCCTCCAGTCAACAACAAATAAAATTATGTATTTTCCTCAAGCTCCAGATTGGTTTTTTAAACTATTCATTTTCTTTTTTATTATCGGTGTTGTTACCGTGTTTGCAGGTGGCATAGCTGGTATTGTGTGGCTTTGTAACCATATTAGATTTGTATGAAACCTAAACAACATTGCAAGGATGGTAAAAAATATATGCTCGTTGGTCGCATTGGTATGTTTGGGCCAGAAATACTTTCGGCTGACGCTATTAAGGATTTTCGTTCATGCGATTTAACTGACGTTAGCGACGAAAAAGCGTTGTTATTAGTCGCAAAAGATGATAGTGTAGTTAGAATTAATCGTAACGGAACAAAATGGTATAATTAAATTAACAGCAGTATAATCCTATGCAAACTTATAAAGTAACCGTTGACGAAGATAAAACAATTCGTTGGTACAACGAAAAAGACCAATTTCACCGTCTGGATGGGCCAGCGGTTGAACATATGGATGGTAGTAAAACATGGTATGTTGAAAATAAACTCCATCGCATTGATGGCCCGGCTATTGAATATGCTGATGGACATAGAGAATGGTGGTTTGATGGTAAACTCCATCGTTTAGGTGGCCCCGCTATTGAATGTGCTAATGGAGATAAAGAGTGGTGGGTTAAAGGTAAATTTCATCGCCTAGATGGCCCGGCTATTGAATATGCTAATGGATATAAAGTATGGTTTGTTGAAGGCAAACGTCATCGCCTTGATGGACCAGCTGTTGAATATACCGATGGGTTTAAAGAGTGGTATGTTGAAGGGCGACGTATGACCGAAGAAGAATTCAATGAATACATCAAACCCACCTGCGAAGGTAAGATCGTTGAGGTAGATGGTATCAAGTATCGTTTAGTTAAAGTTACTAAGGAGGACGCCCGCACTCTGGAAACCGAACTTGCCGCCATGACAGCCCGCGCCGAACGCGCTGAGGCTGCGCTTACAGATCCGCAGCAACTTCACGTTTACTGCCTGCGTACGTTAAATGAAGGGCAGATTTCGCATCTGTTCGGCGAGCGCATGACCGAAATTGTCAACCGCGCCCAAAAAGCGGAAGAGCGTCTTGAATGGCTTGAAAGATTTCTTCAAGCTGGAGGCACGAGCATATCTACCGTGTCTCCTTATACCGTGGAGGATCATCCTGATGACACCGATGAAACGCATTTTAATTTTCCTTTCCAGATTGGGATTAGCGTGGAAAGGGAAAATCGTGGTTGCTATGAATGGGTTGAATTTGGCAACGGCGCAAAAGGTATATGCCCTGCCATCGACGCTGCCAAAATCAAATATGATGAATGGCGAAAACAATTTCAAGAAACAGACTAGAAACACTTGACATTAAATGTAAAATAGGTAGATTCTTTTTGTTCTTTAACATTTTCGTTCTGCGCTTATGCAAGCCGCTATGTTCGCTGACTAAGGTAAGCTCCATGTTGCTATGAAACTGGGCAATCATATATTTAAAAGGTTGCGTTTCCTTATGAAGTTTAAGAATTAGCGCATACAAGTGCATTTAACCTCTGGAAAGTTCTGGAGGACTTGTATGGCAGAATGATCCAATTTACTACACACGGACAAGGCTTTGGCCCGATTAGGTTGATATGATACGCTCTGCAACTGAAAACGAATGCAAGGGCGGTAGAACACCGTCCGCGTCAAATAGGGATGGGTAGCGCGTGGTGATGTAGTAATTAATTTTGAATAGCAGCTCGGAGTGTAGAGAAATGTTTCCTTTCTCGGTACGAGCATGATCTCTATTCATCAGCGGAAAAACGATGAAGTAACGAAAAGCCTCTGGGTTCATAACAACAGGTTTATTGGGAAACATTAAACGTGTTGGAACTTATGCGTAAATAGGAACCTCGCTGGAGTGTAGTCATATAAAGCAAAACTACACCTATTCAATTAATTTAACATACACAGTAGTCCTCTTGATTTACATCAATGACAATAATGGCTGTGTGAACTTTAGCGGTAGTAGCTCAATTGGCCAGAGCACCGTATTTCCAATTCGGATGTTGCAGGTTCAACTCCTGTCTGCCGCTCCAATTTCAAACATGAATCAAAAAATTGCAAATAAGATATATGTTAGAACCAAACATGAACGTTTTGCGGCCAAATAAAATCAAACATGAACACTTTTAGGACAAATAAATGATAGAAATAGACCTACACCCGCAGCTAGTCGCCACCGCATTAGAATTAGCGGAAGATAAGCCAAAATTAAAAAACTCCATACGAGACGGCGATGGCTGGAAAATTGCCATGATTTCTGATTTAATGGTGCAACAAACCCTCGGCGGCGAGATCATCTCTCACGAAGATTACAACTCTGACTGGAAATCAAACAAAGGAAAACGTTTTGAAATCAAAGCCAAAGAACGCACAGTTAGACCAAAACCTTCTTATAACTGCACAGTTTATCAGTTCAACACCTTACAGAACTGCGATTACTATTTATTCACCAGTATTCTTAAAGACTATTCAAAAGGTTGGATTCTTGGTTACATGAATAAAAAATCATTTTTAAATCAATCTTTGAGCTGTAAAAAAGGAGAACTGGATGAATCTTCTCCTGCTCACAAGCCTTATTACTACCCAGCAGACTGCCTGAATTTGCAGATCGGCAAGCTAGAGTATTTCAATCTGAATTTAGTTTCCGACAACGTATTGACAAAGTAGATCAAATCTGCTTTGCCTTGCCTCTATGAAATTATCTCTTTGCTGCATATCCGAAATTCTTGCCGAGCATAAAGGCTTTAAGTTCGAGACTATGACTCTCACTCGGTTTCTCTCTATGAATCGAGACGAGGCTATTCGCGTTCTCAGCAAGCGCATCTTGAACAATTTTTTTGTTACGCATCAGATCATCAAGCATTGCTATAGCTACGGCATTGCTGGCTACCGTTTATCCTCTAGTTTGACGCCTGTTATCAATCATCCTGACGTTAATCTTCGTCTGCAAGACTTACCTGATTGGCCTGATATGTGTAACGCTCTGCATAGAATCGCCAACGAAATCAAAGCTAGTGGCGTCAGAATTTCCGCTCATCCTTCCGAATACATCACGCTCACCAATCAAAATGCCGACACAATTAACAACAGTGTGCGCGATTTAATTTCTCATGCCGAGTTATTTGATATGCTTGACTTGCCTCAAGACTATCGCTCGCCGCTCAACATTCATTGTCGTCAAGATGGCGACTGCGAAGAAATCTCCAAACGCTTTCTCGCTAATTACCACGCTCTACCTCACAACGTAAAGTCGCGTCTAGTCGTCGAGGTTAACGACAACGTTGGTGGCTCATGGAACGTCGCTAACTTGCACAAATATTTTTTCCTCACTAGCGGAATTCCTGTGACCTACGACTCTCTCCATCGTCAATTCTGCAACTCTGGCACCACTGATGAAGAAGATTTCAATCTCGCTTACTCTACTTGGAACACTGCTCCTTTGTTCCACTTTTCCGAGGGCGTCAATGGCACGCGCAAGCACGCTGATATGCCGATTGGCAAGCCCAACGCTTACGGCAAAGACGTTTTTTTTGACGTAGAACTCAAGGGTAAAGACAAAGCTATTTTCCAACTTTTAAATTTAGAGTATCACTTATGAACCTACAAACAGAAATAGACCTAGTAGCAAAGAGGACAACTGATTTTCTTTTTAAAATGCGAATCGGATTTAGAACTGAACCAATGCCTCTGGCGGACTCTGCCAGCGAAAAAAAATACGTTGGCGTAGAAGTTCAGACCGAGCATCTTTACTCGATCATCTGTCCAAATTACAGGAAGAACACAGTGGAGTTTTTGGTGCTGAATAAAAACCAAATGGAGAATATGATCTCACAAGGTTACAGCGACAAAGAGATTGAACAGCATGGAAAAGTGTGGATTCACTTAGAAAAATTCATCGACTACGTTACTATGATTCAGCAAGCGAACGACCCAAAATTCGGATTAAAAACTAATTAAAATGACTACAAGACACGCCATTTTCTCCTCTAAGAATATCTCTGAAATCTACTCGATCTACGAGGAGGTTTCCGATCAGTTCTTGAAGCATTTCAAATTCCACGCCGAGTTCGTGATTTCGAGCTACACTTCCAACAAAGATTCAGTTCTTTTCGTTTTGAGCGAAAATTCTTCACAGGTTAAGTGGCTGGAAACTAAGGTTTTGGAACTTTCTCAAAAATTTTCAAAAAAAGTTGTCAAAACCACTTGACGGATAAGAAAAGTGTGGTAGAGTGGTTGCAGATTAAATTACTAACCAAATTGCTAACATGATTGTCAAATCCATCCAGAAAAACGTTGTTGAGTCTCACGATTTCAAATCTGAAATCGCTACCATTGATGCGAGCGAGATGCGCTACATTTCGTCTCTCCTTCGTAACAATTACTCCGATACCATTCTCGCCACTGTGCGCGAAACTTGGGCTAACGCTGTTGACGCTAACGCCGCTGCTAACAGCAGCACGCCGATCAAGATCAGTTTCCCAACTGTTCTCGCTTCTACTTATTCTGTGCGTGACTTTGGTACTGGACTCTCTGAACAAGAGTTGTTTGGTCTTTACACCAAGTATGGTCGCTCCTCCAAACGTGGCGACAACTCTGCTATCGGCGGTTTTGGTATTGGTCGATTCTCTCCTTTGTCTTATACCGACTCATTCACCGTCGTTTCCTGCAAAGATGGCGAAAAAATCATCATCTCCGTTTATGTTGACGAAGGCGGCGACACTCGCTTCACCAAGCTCGCGGAAGAATCTACCACTGAACCAAACGGCGTCGAGATTTCCGTCGCAGTCAAAGCCGATGACATTAACAAGTTTGCGGAAGCTGCTTACAAAGTATTAAAGTTTTCGTGCGCTCCTTTCGTTGCCACTGGCATTGACAATAAAGAACTCCGTTACGAATGGTTGATGAAGAATCATACTTGGGGCGTGTTGCAAATACAGAACAAAAGCGGTTATTACCATCGTCGTCAAGATGGGCCGCTGGTTGTTATGGGTGGCATTTCTTATCCACTCAATCTTGATATTTTGTCTGATAAACTTAACGCATTTCCAATTTATCATTCCCTTAGAAATTCTTACGCTGCCGCATCCTTTGTCTTCTTTTTTCCTGTTGGTTCACTTTCGCTTCATCACTCCAGAGAAAGTTTAGAATACAACGAACACACTAAAAAGAATATCGTTTCGTTCTTCTCTAACTTTGAGGCTGAGATCAGAGCGGTTTTCCAAAAGTCTCTCGATGATATTAACGACGTAGAAAAGTTTATGTCTAAAGTTAATAGCATCAGCGACAACTATGTATTGCAGAACATCGCATCTGCCATGCCGATGACGTTTAACGCTGCTAATGGCGACAAAATCGAAGTTCGCCCAAACTTTACTCATGTCATTGAAACTCTTTATTGGGTCAATCGCAACAATAATTTCCGATTAGCTCATAAAGCTGATAAAAAAGGAATTAATCCTGCTACATTCTATTCTAATAGTAATCACTGTATTCTTATAGCGGACAACGAAAGACACCTTTTTGCTAAAGCTCGTTGGATTCAGAAAAACTCTGAAAACGCAGACAAAAGAGGTTTCTGCGTATTTGTATTGACTCCAGAACAAGCTAAAGATTTCTTGACTACATATACTACTTGCAAACGTGTTTTCCTTTCTTCTACTACTCAAAAACTGAAACTTGATGATGCCAAGTCCTCGGAAGCTCGCGTTGTATATAGCAGAGGTGCTTATGGTTATCGCCCCTTTATTGGAAGCGCAAATCTTCCAGAAGAAGGTAAATTTTATTATGTTAAGCTAGAATACAAAGATAAGCGTCCTGTATGCGAGATTTCTAAACAAACGTTTGGTCAAAATAATTCTTATGATTTCTTCACAAGACTGCACGAATCAAAGATCATTGACCAAAATATTGTCTATGGAGTTTTCGATGATTCTGATATTAGCGATGAAGCGGTCAACGTCGCAACTCTGGTTGAAGATTACATTAAAAAACAATTAAAATTGCATAGCGAGTCTATTTCTAAAAACAGCGAGATCAATTATCGTAGCTCTAAATTCAGAAATTCTTATGTAAAAGAGATTGCTTCTTCGCTCCAGAAAAATCATGCTTTGAGAGTGTTTTTCGGAGAAGCTAGTCAATCTGATCTTGCTTTCTACAATAACAACAGAGACATGATGCAATTATTTGAAATTACCAAAACTTTCATCAAAGAAACTATTGACAAAAGTGAAATTGACGCCGAGTATGATGCTCTTATGAATAAGTACCCACTACTCTCATTCATTGCGAACAGTTACGCTTACAATTTTGGCGAAAAAACCATCAAAGATTTTGCCGATTATATTTCCCTGATTGATAAACAACAAAACTAAACAAAAACTAAGTTACTAATATGAATAAGCCAGCCTACATTATGCGCGATGATTCCATTACCGTTTTCGTTAATGGTCGTCCTTACACCGTCGAGAAGTCCAACCCGAACTTCTTTGCTTTACGCAAAGCCTTGATCGACGCGAATTACGCCGATATTCCCGCTCTGGTGAGTGTCGAGCACAAGATCGTCAACTTCTCTCACGGCAAGTTGCGCGTCAACGATGGCGAAGTGTTCTACGGCACAGAAAAGCTGCATGGCGTCGTTGTCACTAAACTGCTTGAACTGTTAAAGGCTGGAGCTAAAGACGCTGAACCTTTGTTGAACTTCATCGACAAGCTCATGTCTAATGTCTCAGCTAATTCGGTCAACGAACTCTATTCGTTCTTGTCCTACAAGTCGCTTCCAATCACGCCAGAAGGAAATTTCC